ATACGGCCCCCAACGTCAGCCACAGGTTCAATAGAAGCCCACGCTTCCTCAGGATTCGGCAAGAACGCCCACTCGTCAACCACGATAAGCGTGGCCGACTCGCCACGGGCAGGATCTGAAGCTGAAGGCATCGACGTAATCTGAGATCCATTATCGAAACCCATCTTCTGCTGATGCTCCACCAAAGACTTAGGTCCACGCTCTATCAGCCACTTAGGCAAATGATTGAAACCATACTTGCTTTTCTTCAGCAACAACACAGACTCTCTCTCCGTTCGAGAAAGATCAATAATGTTCTGGTCGGCGTGAAAGAACGCCAACCAGAACTGATGGGCAGCAACCAACGTCGTCCACCCAATCTGACGGGCCTTCAAAGTCAGCGAATACCTATTTCTTTCCCAGTGCTCGATAGCTTCCGCTTGAGCTTGACGTAAAGCAAAAAGAATACGACCGTGAGCAGGGTGAGCAATGTGCCAATAGTTCTGTAAAAAATAGTTCTCATCGCGAACACATTTCCTCCATTCAGCTTCCTGACGAAGCTCTGCTATCCTAGACATTGTGCTCACCAATCATTACTGGTACATCCCAGAGGCTTTAACCCTACAGCAATGCGACGACCTTGACCAGGCTGCGAAGCAGAATGAACAAGTCGAAGGGTTCCACTTCGGACACGAAGAAGGACACCGAAAATCGCAGATCTCATGGATCTATGAAACCTTCTGTACCGAGATGCTTGGCGCTTGGATACGGCAAGCGAACAAAGAAGCAGGCTGGCACTTTGATTTAGAGTTACCAGAAGCCGTTCAATACACCAGGTACTCCGTTGGCGACCATTACAACTGGCATATTGACGGAAACCAAGACCAGCACGCTGCCCGCAAACTCGTTGCCCAGGTAGCACCACCGATTCCTTTGAACGTGACACCATTCCCCAAATTTCAGGGAACTGTCCGAAAGCTTTCAGCAACAGTCAACCTTTCAGATCCCAAAGATTACACGGGAGGGGAACTTGAACTTCGATGCTACGACCAACTTCACATATTCAACGACGCCCCCAAAGGATCTATCGTCGTGTTCCCCAGCTTCATGGAACATCGTGTCACTCCTATCGAATCAGGTAAACGTAACGCAGCAGTCATGTGGTACAACGGGTATCCACTTCGCTAACAACCTAAATCTTTTCGCAACTGCTCCCACACAGACCACTGCGCCTCAGTCCAAGTGATATCAATCGTATTCATAAACTGAGAACACTGCACCGAGTAACCCACCCCAGTAATCATCTCAGAACGAACCCCAACAGGCTCAGATTCCCCATCAGGCCACAACATCATAAGACCGCTAATCCCAGCGACAAGCGCAACAACAGCAGCCATAATGGCCTTAACAATCTTCTTAACAGCTTCAGACCAAACGTCAGCCTTCTCCGCAACATCCTCAATGGACATAAATCCCCCTATCGCAAACGGGCCTTACCACCAGCCCCCTGCCTACCACGGTTCTTTTTTGTAACCTCAGGCCTCAAACTCCCATCTTTGCCATGAGACATATCCTTACCACGCACATCCACGCCCCGAGCCTTCGCTCGGCGGCGTGCGGTACTCAACTCAGAACGTTTCTTCCTCTGAGCAGGCTGCTTACCAAACTTCGTATCATAAGCAGATTTCTTACGACGAGCCTCAGGATGCGACCGATAATACCGAGCCGACCTACCAGGATTCGACACCCTAGGAGAAGCCATTACTGACAACTCTCACAAACATCGACCTCATCAACAGAACACTCAATAGGTTCATCATCCAAAAACGGGTCACGCAACAAATCAGGACGCTCCCCCATCTCCTCCAACTGCATCCACATCCCATCATCACGCAAATCCTGCGAAGTAGCCCCCAACACCTTCACCGTTTCTTCCTATTAGTAACCTTCTTACCCGTCTTCTGGGCATACGACTTAGCAGCCTTACGGCCCTTAGTCGAATAAGAAAAATGTTTCTTGCCAACCTTAGGCATCATCACCCCTCAACTCGGAAACCAAATCATCCAACTCCGCAGCCAACTCCTCATCAGACAAACCAGACGCATCCCGATCATCCTCAACCAACACACGACGCTTCGGAGTAAACTTATCAATATACTGCAAATACAAAGTAGCAGCCTTCACATCACCCGTAGCCGCCTGCTTATACAAAGCATCAACCACAGCCTGTGTTCGCTCAGGGTGAACATTTAATTCTGCGGCCCTGCGGTCCCACTCACGGATAAAACGAGGATCAGACTTCCACCGACGAACAGTCCGATCATTAAACCCATGCGCAGCAGCCCAATCCTTCTGAGTCTCAGGCTCACGATCCTCCGATAACATCCAATCCAAAAAATTGGACCAATCCGAAGGCATGACCTTTTCCCCTGAGTCAGGATCAGTTTGCCATGTCATAATAGACCTCCTACACATAAAGGATAAATGTCCCAAAGTGGGACACCCACAACTATACAGTAGATGCGGGGGGGGGAAGCCACCCTCAGTGGCTTCCCCCCGCCCCCTCCCCTACTCTAACACAGTGTAACCTTTTAACAACAACCCCACAGTAGAAGATTACAGGCCAAAGGCCGAAAAAAAAAGACCCTCGCACTCCAGATCCTTATCTATACATATGCTGCGGTGGCTGGGGGTACCCCCCCAAGGGGGGGGATGGCCGATAGTGTAAGGTGTCCCTCCCTTGGGGTGTTAGGGTGGCCTAACATGCCCCGTTAAGAGGCCTTAACAAACTGTGTTGGGGTTGTGGATGTCCACAGTTTGGGTTACCTCATGCGGACCGTTAAGTTTGCCTAACATAGGTTGGGTGGGTTGCTTGTGGCGGGGGGTGCGGCTTGCTTCACTATCTGTTGGTCACTCTCAACATATTTTTGCCACGATTCGTGAAGGGAACGAATCGAGGCACACGACAACGAATATGGTGTTCGGCTATTAACCGCCGCAAACTAGCGGCGGGCCTCACCTGGGAGACTAGTCGTCGTCGCTGCGCTCCTAGACGAGTCTCATTCACTGTCGGTTTGTGGAGGTCCACAGTTTCAGGGAAATAACTATCTGGCCCAAAAAGGTCCTTTACAGGTGGGGTTTTCGTGTGATAAATTTTAGTCAAGAGGTCGGAAAGCCCGCCCTCAAAAAACGGGGAGATTCCCAGGGTCCGAAGAAAACACCAGCGTCATCGAATTAGAAGCGCCAGAGCTTAAGCAAATTCAGGTTCTGGCCAACAATTTCGTGAGCGGCAACAACGTCAAAGATGCCCTTATGAATATCATGCAAGCCAACGTCGTTCTGTGGCTGTCAGAGTTTAAGCCCTCAGTGATCGTGTCTCGCTTTGTGCGGGCCATAGAGCGGGCCGCTGAAGATATGAGCCAGTCCACAACCGATGGCAAAAACCTCACAGCGTTCGCCGCTGACAACTCGGGCGCACGCACTGAGATTCGGCGAGTCGTTAAAGCGATACAGGCTCGGGAAGATTGGCGAGACGCCGCACAGGTTGCAGAGTTCGACATCGACCACGCAAATTTCGACTTTCTCGCCAACTTTGGAGGCTCAGCGAATCGGGTCCTTAAAGCTGGAGGATACGTCGAAGATATGATGCGAAAGATCAAGCCTGGCCGCGACGGTGAAACATTCACGAAAGATGGCCTCAAAAAAGCAGAGGTCGCTCACCTGGCAACACTGGCACCAGTAAAGACAGAGACCACCGAAGATGATGACACCGACAACGATGACGACAACGGAGACGACATCGAGCCAGACCAGAAAGTTCGGAACATGGTCCTTGATCTTTCTACAGAGATCACGGCCCACGCAGAGGAATTCGACAGCACCACCGCCGAATGGCTGATGACCGCACTAACTGATCTAGTTGGCGAAGTTAGCAAGCGGGCTCAACTCTAAAAGCTCAGCGAATCGGCCCCGCTTTCGTGGAGATCCACGGAGGCGGGGCTTTTTCGCGTCCACTATCGACTAGTCACTCTCAACATTTTTTTTCGGGTCCAGGTATTCCCCGAAAAATTTCCAACGAAACGATTGAATGATATCCATGGCAGTCGCCACCGAAGGCTCCTTGGATATCG